CCTATAATAATCTTACGGGTATGCGGGGGTAATTAACGCGCGCGTATATAGCGTAAGTCTCTCGCATTTTTTCACCAAATCTTTTTGCTATATATGTTAGCAGCTTAGAAGCTTGGATCAAACGGCTCTTCTTCGTCTTCGGTGCTAAAGTCTCCTTCAAAGATAACATCATCTGATTCAGTCAGTACCGACAGTTTAGCGAAGTCCAGGCATCCAGCTATTGTGTAGTCGTTAAGATCGTACTCTCGTTTGAAGCGGTATATGAGCTTTGCTAGTTCGTACTGGAAGGTGTCTGTTTGATCGTTGATATTCATCACTTGTAACCATAACATAATACGAGCACAGTTGTCGAGATAAGCTGTATTGTTATGCGAGACCAGCATTTACAATGCGTTGCGTTCGCTATGCGAGACCTTATTGAGACAGTATTGAGACACCGATTCTTGGCCAGTGTTTATCTAGGGTTTTAAATTTTATGCTTTACATGTTTCCTTCGGTGTGAGATCGTTATAATATTGATATTAAGATAGTACCTATAACTGTACTTAAAAATAATTCAAAGTATTAAACAACAAGTGTACAAGCAGTTGCTTTAGAGTCGTTTAGCTGTTACTGCTTTTATAGCTTTCTTTTCCATTAACATTACAAAGACTAAACCAAAGTAGCTACAGCTTCCATCATATCAGTAAGACTCTGTTGAGCTGCTCATACATTAGATCCTTCGCAGCTACTTTAACAATAGCTACTGATAACATATTCTTTAACTTAGGTTTTTAAGGATAATTGTGTTTATAAATAAACCTATAACAGAAACATCTATAACTGATATATAACTGTATTTAAACTAAGTAAGAAATTACAATATATATCTACTAAAGATTTGTTATATGAGCTATTGGTGAACGAAGTGAGCAATAGCGTTGAGGAGTGTTAACGACTCATATCCAAGTTACAGAAGCTTTGTTATTACTTCTTTTATGAAAGCTATCAACAAACTTTGTTAACTCTTCATTCATCAGCTCTTGTTGTCTATCAATCATAGATTGGTTAACATCAGCAGCCATTTGCTGCACCCAATAACCAACAGCTATTGATAAAGCATCAAGACGGTCATCATGTACCAAGCTACCTCTATCTCTTGTTATCCTACTTAATTGATACATAAGCATGTACCTGGTTTGTTGTTCAATAGGATAGCTAAGAGCAGACCTGTAGTCATCCGTGATGACGGAAGGGTCAACGATTAGACGATGGCTATTGAGTACAGGTTCAAGGGTATCAACAATCCGTAGCTCCTTCTGTTTGTTATGTCTGACTTCTTCTATAGTTACAGGATAGGTTGTTCTAAACAAAGGCTTTATCAGCTCCATAAACATACCGTCACCAAAGTTAGACTCTATCACTACTTTATTAACTTTGTTATCTTTAGCGATAGCTACGAGTTGTTGTAAGGTCTTAGTATCGTAACCTCCTCTTATCCCTCCAGCATCCGGAACAAACAGCTGACCGTTTAACATCTTCACTACAGCGTACCCTGTTTCATCCTTACCACGACCAGACGGGTCAATAGATAGCACAGAGCCTGTATACGGTATCATATCTCCAACAGTGTTAGCAGGTCTTCTGTATCGATCCCCAGCCAGTCCTACATTAGGTAACTCTCTATCACAGTTATCAGGGTCACTAGACCACACTACCTTTTCAGGAGCTACATCCACATCTACATCCATGATAACTAGATCGTTAATCTTCAGAGGATACCTATCAGCGTCCGACAGCTTCGGATTAAGCATGAACTGTAGAGCGTACCCCGTCCGACCGTAAGACATCTTTCTTTCCTCTAGGTCTAAGTCAGTGAAGCGTAGAGGTTCTGTAGAAGTACCAACAGTCTCAGGTGTTATGTTATCCGCTATAAGTGGTGCTAGATCACCTCCGTAGTTGTTTATAGCTTCAGTATCGTCTGGATACTCTGAAGGCCATATACGGCTCTTGTAGCCCCTTTCTCGCAGTTTGTTGTATATACTGTCCTCACATTGAGGAGTACCAAGAAAGATGATCCTTGAGGAGTCCAAGGGTTTTATGATAGCGTCAAACTCTTTTACTTGTTCATCCAGCTTATCTCTCATTCCTTGAGTAGCACTGTTGTTAGCTACCTCCACATCGTCTGCTACAATTATATCAGCACGAGATCCTGTTAGCTGTGATGATATACCAAGGGACTTAACAGAGGGAGCGTGAGACGCAGGAGCAGGTCCTACATCAAATGCTATCTTACTGAATCGTTGGTTCTCTGATGGCTTTAATCCTTGTAAAATGGGAATCTCCTGAATGATTCGCAAGGTAAATGTAGAGAAGTCATCTGATCTATTCTTACTAGCTGATACAACAAGTATGTTCTTGGAGGGGTCCAGCAGTAGCTGATGTACTACAAAAGCACTCGTAATCCAGCTCTTACCAACACCACGGAAAGCCATGATAACAGACCGCTTTGGACCGTGTTGCAGGTACTCAGCGATGTCGTATTGTAGCTCGGTGGGGTCAGGGAGGTTTAGGTGCTTCCAAACCAGGTACAGAAAGTTTCTAAAGTCCCGTAGCTTGGGCGGTATCTCTTGGTGTTTCTTCTTCTTCAAATGGTAAAGTATTCAGTTGGTCAGACAGGGTTTGTAAAGGTGTACCCATTCCTGAGTCCATGACAACATTGTTATCTTTAAGGAACTGTCTAGCACCGTTTAATAAGGCAGCGTTGTACTCCCCTAAATCCTCCATCATATCAATACTGTTACTGTACGCTCCTGCTATCTTGTCGTGCAGTTTACTTCCTTCGGTATGACTTAACATATAGTTAGTTTATTAGTAGTTGTTATCTTTGTAAACAAAAAGAGGCAGCCCGATTGGACTGCCCCTTGATGATATGAGAGCAATAAAGCTTAGCTTAAAGCAGCTTCGAACTGAGCAACGGTTCCTAATTCAGTTCCGTTGTGGTAGAGGTCTGCATCTAATTTAGCAAGGGCAGCAGAGCTGTCGTCACCGTAGATGTCTGTGGAAGTAGCAGTAGCGGAGGTAGTAACTACCTTGAAGCTATCAGCAGACTCGTCCCAGAAGAAGGCAGCGTTTGACTCCGAAGAACCACGCTCAACCATAAGTCCGGCATCATTCGATGCTGTGGAGCTGGAAGCAGCACCCTTGGACAAGTTGATAAGACTATCAGCAACATCTAAGTTAGTGGTGTTTACCGAAGTAGTAGTTCCGGATACAGTAAGATTTCCGCTAAGAGTTAAGTTAGCAGCAGAAAGATCACCGGAGAAGGAAGCACTGTTACCGTCAGAAGCAAGCGATCCTGTAGCAGTTTGCAACGCAGAGATGTCGCTGTCATTGCTGGATACATTCGATTGCAGAGTGGAGATGTCCGAATCATTCGACGAAACATTGGATTGCAAAGTAGCAATGTCAGAATCGTTGGAGCTAACATTAGACTGAAGAGTGCTGATGTCAGACTGAGCAGTAGAAACATTGGACTGAAGAGTCGAGATGTCGCTATCGTTAGAAGTAACAGCGTCAGCAACAGTTTTAAGTTGGCTATCAAGAGCTTCGTCAGCAGCTTTAAGGCTGGCAACAGAACCAAGATAGTTGGTCGAACCGTTAGCGGAATAAGAACCGTCAGTACCAAGACCAGCACCAGTTTGAGTAGCATCTACTTCGGACTGAAGAGAAGATACACTTGAAGATACGCTATCAACATAAGCTTTGGTAGCAGCGTGAAGGGAGGCAGTAGGAGCACCTGAGAGCGTCAAAGCTCCGGTCATTGTTCCTCCTGCGAGGGCAAGCTTCTTATCAAGCTCTACTTTGGTTTTTTGTCCCAATTGGGTAAGCAAACTAGACATAATATATAATCCTTTGTTGTGGGTTAGTTGTGTTTAAAAAGAGTATTAGTAGAACTTATCAGTGTCAAGCAACGGGTTCAACAATAAGAATGTCCCCAACCTCTGTTGTTAAACTGTCTCCGTCTTCCGCAAGTATATGAGTAACAGTAGGTACTGCACCACCAAGCTCTATTATTTTCCAATCCGTTCCGTCGTCAATCGCCAGACAAGGACCTCCGTTTCCGTCACCATCTGTTACAAAAATAACACGACCTGATGTACCTACGGTGGGTAATGCAGAAGCTAGATACGATCCGAATTGTATAGATTGTGATACAGACAGAGACCCACTTATCAATCCTCCTGACTTATCAAACTTATTATTAAGCTTGGCTTTAACTTTCTGCCCTAGTTGTGTGAGTAAACTGCTCATATCGAGTCGATGTTATATTAGGGTGTATTGAGACCGTCAAGGAAATCTTGATAATCCCCAACCTCCTCTTCGTGTGCGTCTAAGAAGTAAGGCAGATCATTCCAGGCAGTCGTCCCGTCTCCTATCTTCATACGATTCCTAGTTGAGTCTATTTCAAGACCTATTTCCCCAGCTAAAAGCACGGGGTTGGCTGTGCTCCAGTTACTGGGTGTATCGTTTCTAAGTTGTATTCTTTTACTAAAAGTAGCCATTTGTTACGCTCCTCCTCCGTTGTAAACATCTAAGTTATCGCTGGCATTCGCAGCACCTGCATATATCTGTGGATCACTTAAAGGGGCATCACCACCGCTAATACCGATGATGTCAGGGTCTGATGTAATAGAATCTGTAATTGCTTTAGCAGCTTGTGTAGT